GTTGCCAAGGCAGTATTAACTAACAGCTCCGATGTCCAGATAGCTGTGCGTGACCCTGTTGGGCAGACCGAATCAGCCTTTGGTGATCAGTGGGTAGCTACCAAGATATATAACGCCACAGACGTTGTGCTTGGCTCTAATGGCGTATTCTATCGATCCCTGACCAATGGCAATCAGAACAACAACCCAGTCAGCACATCTGGCTTCTGGACCCTGCTGTATTCAGTCGAGTGGAACGCTGGAATCACTTACGCCTCTGGCGCAATGGTTACCTACAACGATTTGCAGTATCAATCATTGCAAGGGACTAACCTTAATCAGAACCCAGCGACACAAACGGCCTATTGGGTTCCGCTTAACTTTGCTTGGCTCTCTACGTCCACCTATGCACTAGACCAGAACGTGGTTGGCACAGACGGCATACTATACACATCTCTCCAGGCATCAAACTTAAACCATGTCCCTGCATCGAGTCCTACTTGGTGGGTCGGCACAAGTGCGGCTGCGGCAGCTAGTGCTACTGCTGCGGCTGGATCTGCTACTGCGGCGGCTGCTAGTGAGACTGCGGCGGCTACCTCTGAGACTAATGCAGCGACTTCGGCTACTAACGCAGCAACAAGCGCGACTGCAAGTGCATCATCTGCTACGGATAGCGCAACCAGCGCCACAGCATCTGCTGGATCAGCAACGGCAGCGGCATCGAGTGCAAGTGCGGCAGCAACAAGCGAAACCAATGCAGCAACAAGCGCAACAGCGGCAGCAGGCTCTGCGACAGCGGCAGCTACTAGCGAGACTAATGCGGCTAACTCAGCTACAGCAGCGGCCTCTAGTGCCTCTGGTTCTAGTGGTAGTGCTAGTGCTGCGGCAGCGTCTGCAACAGCAGCGGCGGCTAGTGAGACAGCAGCAGAGACTGCTAAAACGGCAGCAGAGACTGCGGAAACCAATGCCGAAACAGCAGAGACTAATGCTGAAACAGCAGAGACTAATGCAGCCGGATCAGCTACAGCGGCTTCAGGAAGTGCTACAGCAGCAGCAGGATCAGCAACGGCAGCGGCAACTAGCGCCTCTAGTGCGTCTGCGTCAGCTACAGCCGCTAGTAATAAGTTTGATGAGTTTGATGCTATTTACTTGGGCGAGAAGGCATCTGATCCTACAGTAGACAACCAGGGCGGCGCATTAGTGGAGGGTGCTTTATATTTTAACACCACGACAGACACCATGAGGGTCTACACAGGCTCTGCGTGGGCTAATGTGGCTCCAACTGCAACTTCTATAGATTTAACCTCTCAAGTTACAGGCGTTCTTCCAGTTGCTAATGGAGGCACTAATTTAAGTGCTTTGGGAACGGCAGGGCAGGTTCTTACGGTCAATGCCGGAGCTACCGCTTTAGAATATACAAGCGATTCGGGTGGTAGTGTTACCTCTGTGGCGGTAACTGGAACTGTTAATGGGATTACGCTTACAGGCGGTCCTGTTACTAGCTCTGGTACTTTTACGCTTGGCGGTACACTGGCTAATGTCGATCTGACATCACAAGTTACTGGAACACTGCCTGTCGCAAACGGCGGCACAGGTGTCACTACTAAAACTGGAACGGGTGCTGTTGTTCTTGGGACCGCCCCTACTATTACAGGCATGACTCTTGCTGGAGCAGTTACAGGCGCAGATCAAACAGTTTCAGCGATTAACCTAAAAGACTATGCCGAGATAACAAACGCCATCGGCGGCACAGGCGGTGGCACACAGGACATTGACCTTACGCTAGGCAACTCAGTCACAGCTACCGTAGACACATCAGCCAATACATTCACATTCAGCAATCCTACGGCTTCTGACGAACTATGTGGCTTTACCTTGCTGCTGACGAATGGAGGCTCACAAACTGTGAACTGGCCTGCTTCGGTAGACTGGCCTTCTGGCACAGCTCCAACATTAACGGCGGCTGGTGTAGACAAGCTCGTGTTTGAAACGTTCGATGGTGGTACAAATTGGCAGGGTAACGTGGCAGGTCTAGCGTATGCCTAGTAACAGAAGAAACTTATTAGCCGCAGAGGTAGCGGGACTAGCATACGAACCAGCCGTGGCGGTTGCTCACGACACTTCACCCTACGTTACAGCTTATCCTTGGTCTGCTTCTGGCTTTGGTGCTAAGTATTCTAATCCTGCTACTTTGCCAGCAGGTCGTTGCAATGGTGTAGACTTCTCCCCAGATGGTACGGCGATCGGTCTTGCAAGCACCTCTACACCTTTTATTCTAGCCTATGACTGGTCTGATTCTGGTTTTGGTTCTAAGTTTAGCGACCCTGCTACTTTGCCATCGAACTGGTGTGGTGGTATAAACTTCTCTGCCGATGGTGACTATGTTGCCGTTGCTCAACTTTTATCACCACGTGTCGGCGTCTACCCTTGGTCTGCTTCTGGGTTTGGTACTAGGTTTAGCAACCCTGCTACATTACCCGCAGGACCTGGTTATGGAGTATCTTTCTCTCCAGACAGCTCGCAGCTTGTTGTTAGTCACTCCACTACACCTTTCGTCTCAGCTTACCCTTGGAGTGGTTCTGGCTTTGGTACTAAGTTTGCTAATCCTGCTACTGTTCCCACAGGCACTGGCAATGGTGTAGCTTTCTCCGCTGCTGGTACAGAGGTTGCTATTGCTCATAATACTTCACCTTTTGTCTCAGCATATCCTTGGAGTGGTTCTGGGTTTGGCACTAAGTTCAGCAACCCTGCTACCTTACCCGCAAACGCCTGTTTTGGAGTGGCTTTCTCTGAGGCAGGGACTACTATTGCTCTCGGTCACATTAGTTCCCCCTATATAGCAGCCTATCCTTGGTCTGCTTCTGGCTTTGGTACTAAGTATTCTAACCCTTCTTCACTTCCCACCGGTACAGGTAGGTCTGTAGACTTCTCCGTAGATGATGGAGAAATCGTTGTTAGCCACGACACTTCACCTTTTGTCTCAGCATATCCTTGGTCTGCTGGTTTTGGTACTAAGTTCAGCAACCCTGCTACCTTGCCCACAGGTCTTGGTTATGGAGTGGCTTTCTCTCCAACCACATAAAGGAATAGCATGAATTACGCACAACTTACAAACACCTACAAAGACGATACAATTGCCGAGGCTATGTACGGTAGAGAAGTGGAGTATTTCCACTACGAGTTTGATGCTAAGAACTTTGAGTTCCTACTACTGACTGAACCAGCAGGACCAAACAGAGACAACCTCATCGAAAGATTAGAAGGTTCACGGATGCAGATGGCAAACGTTGAGGGTATCTACGAAGCCCTGAAAGCACAAATCACAGACGAAGCAGCACATCAAGCCGCTATCGTAAGGACTACAAAGAAACGCGAGGAAGACAATGCGAATACTTAGACTCTCAGACGGCAAGTACCCAATGTCGATACATGAGGTGAAGAAAGACTTCCCTAACACATCTTTCCCTAAAGCGTTCACACCGCCTGAAGGGTACTTCGATGTAAAGACTATGCCTGAGCCTGTTTATGACAGATACACTCAGCGATACGTTGAGATAGCTCCAGCCCTTAATGGTGCAGAGTACGAGCAAGCCTTTCAGGTAATTGACTTTACTGATCAGGACTTGGTAGACGGTGCAGCACTAAAGACACAGGACGCAATCGACCTAGCCCTCAGTGACTTCCTAGCTGAAGCGGCTGTCGTACAAAATGACTACACACAGGCCGAGATAAACACTTTCACAACTCAAGAGGCAGAGGCGGTAGCGTATACAGCAGACAATACAGCTAATACACCTCTTCTAGATGCCCTGATATTAGAGTCTGGAGAGGCCAAGGCAGACCTGGTAGCACGGGTGACTGTTAAGGCTGCTGCGTTAAAAGCCGCGATGGGTGCAGCAATTGGTCGTAAGGCTAAGAAACAAAAAGATGCGGCATTGTAGCCTGTAGTAATGGAGAGTTTTAGTCATGGAAGATAGGTTGAGCAGGGTGGAGAAAAAGATAGACACTCTACAAGAAGCAGTAGTTTCTTTAGCTAGAGTGGAAGAACGGTTGGTTACTGTCTTTAATCGCCAAGCATCTATCGAGTCGAAAGTTGTTGGCTTGGCTGAAAAAGTAGATAGGTTGTCTGAAAGCGTGATAAGAACTCGCTCAACCGAGCGCATTGTCTGGATAATTATAGCCGCTGGAATCGGTGCGGCGTTTAGATACTTGGGGTAATTATGGAAAAGATTAAAAGCGTTTTGGCTAAGATCGGTGGCTGGATATGGCGATTAGCACAAACAACTGATTACTTAACTTTGGGCGCAGCCGCAATAATTGGGCTAGTGATTTTTGTTAGTCTAGTTTGGTTGGCCGTATAGATGCTGGCTGCAATTAGCGCATTGATCGGTCCTGTCTCTGCCATCCTGGACAAGGTGATTCCAGACAAAGACCTGCGTGAGAAGCTATCGCACGAAATTGCGACTATGGCCGAGCGTCATAGCCAAGAGCAGGTCATGGCCCAGATTGAGGTCAACAAGGTAGAAGCGGCTCACCACAATATGTTTGTAGCAGGCTGGAGGCCAGCAATCGGCTGGATATGTGCGCTGGGCATGGCGGGTAACTTTCTCATTATACCTTTTGTGAACATGGCTTTAGAGCTAACGGAAAGTGGTGTACTAGTCCCTATGATAGCCTTATCGGAGATGATGCCTGTACTAATGGGTATGTTGGGATTAGGAGCTATGCGTACTTTTGAGAAGACTAAGGGCGTTAGCAGAGAAAAGTAATGCCAGAAATCTATATTCCAGAAAAGCTAAATCCCTTCTTAAAGCCCAAAAGATTTAAGATAGCCATCGGTGGGCGCGGATCTGGTAAGAGCATGAGCTTTGCCAATATGTGCCTGAT